ACTGCTATCGTACAGAATAACGGCGGTTGCACTGTCAAGCGTAAATTTATACTTGCGGATGTCTGGTGATCCTACCGTTGTACTCACACGCACCGCGGAGGCGATTTCATGGTCTGTAGAGTCAATCGTAAATCGGCCCGCTGCCGCATCGCTTGCGCTGGGAAGGTCACTGATACTTACGCTTGAGTCGAACTGAATCTGCACATATTGAGAAGTCGACGCGCCCCAATGAATGTAAGAATTGCTGTAAAAATTCGGAATTGCTGAATCAAGCGTTAATCGCCATGTGTTGCCGCTTGTGTTTGTTGCGCTTGCAATGCCGACCTTTTGTTCGCTTGGAACGTTTGCGCTATTGCTTCCGCTCCATGATGCCGCTTCAAGTTCCGATTGCGTTATTGAGTACGCCGGGTTGAATGTCGCTTGGATGTATTGAAAAGTGGGCTCGAAAACAAGCTTCGGGTTATTAAATGCGCTTGAGAAGTTTGGCACGTTGATCAGAAAGTCATCATCAATTCCCGCGTCAACAGTCACGTCAACATAAGATCCCGCGTCATTGAAGGACAGAGAAAAGTTTGTAATCGTCTTGTTGCCGTTCTGCTGCTGAACGCAGTTAAAGTCTGATGATGTCCAAGATGAATCATAATCTGGCGCGTTGAAAGTCAGTCGAGCAAACCGCACCTTTGTGCCGCCCGTCGTCGTCGTGGTGCCGCCGATAGAATCAGTGTAATACGTAATTGACATCGGTGTTGCTGTCGTCGTCGCAGAGTTCGAGACCTGACTACTAAACCCGCTGTTCGTGTATTTAGTCGTGCCGCCGCCAACCGCCGCAATAGCCGGTTCTGCTAGATCAGAAAAACCACTGTCCTCATAAAAGTCAAAATCACTGATCGCAAGATTTCCACCGCCCGAGCCTGCCGCGCCTTGGGTTGTGAGTGTATAAATGCCGTTCTCGGCTGGGTCGGTCTGATCTTTGAGTAAAACTCGATCACTCACTGCCAACGAAACACCGTCAGAAGTCACCGCCGCCTCTGCGGTCAAGGTCAAGACGCCCGAACTGAAAGACCCCGCAAAGTTTGCAGTTGATGCGGCCCGAACGCTCTCTTTCACATCAAGCCCAGCCTGAGAAGAGTCGACATAGGCTTTGTTCGCTGCGTCATTGTCTGCGGTCGGCGTGGCGACGTTTGTGATCTTCTGGCTGTTCATTGAGAATGCAGCGCCCGCCGCACCGCTCAACTGTCCCAAAACTTCAGCGGCAGATAAGCCTTCAACAGCGGAACCATCAACACGCAAAAAGTCATTGTCGACAATGTTGGCCGCGGCCGCAAAAACATTGCCGCTCGAAATGCCCGTGTCCTGAGTTGCGGAGGTTCCAAGACCGAGATTAGTGCGTGCGCCGCTTGCGTTGCTCGCACCAGTGCCACCATCTGCGATTGCAAGATCTGTTATGCCTGAGATACTGCCGCCAGTTATCGTGACATTGTTGGCCGCTTGAGTAGAAATCGTACCCAGTCCCAAATTTGACCGAGCGCCTGCAGCGGTCGAAGACCCTGTGCCGCCATCGGTAACAGCCAAATCAGTGATTCCTGAAATACTGCCGCCAGTTATCGTGACATTGTTGGCGGCCTGTGTTGCAATCGATCCAAGACCGAGAGACGTTCTAGCGGTCCCGGCAGTTTCAAGCACAAACGCGCTCCCATTGCCGACAACAAAACCGCCATCCGTGAAGGCCAAATCAGAGAGTGAAGCAAGCTTTGCCGAATAAGCTTGAATGTCTACACCTGGCTCAAGCTCAAGGTTTTGTTGGGTTTCGGCTAAATCAGCAACGTCATTTAGATTGTTGGCTTTTAAAAGCGCATTGTCGGTCACATATTTGCGGTTGACAATTTTGTACTGATCCTGAAAGTTGCCTGTCGTCTCTGTGTCGTACAGGGTTCCTTTCGTGTCATAATTATGAAGAAAGATGCCTTGAGCCATTCTTATTTCTCCCGTCTCGCGGTTAAAACAAACGCACGCGACGAGCGAGAATCGTCACGGCTAATCTATCACCCAAAAATTTGAGCCATCTGACATAACAGGCAGATTTGCAAACGAATTTGATATTGTAATCGAGCCGAAACCGTCGATGTTTCCTGCTGCCGCAGTAACCGTTATGTTGTTCGTTGACGCATTGCCTTTGTCTTTAATTATAAACTTTCGGCTCGCCGCCGTCACTGCGGAAGGTAAAGAAATTTCAACCGAGCCGTTTGTCGTGTCTACAAGAACGAGGTGATCATCAATATTCATTGTAAACGGAGAGTCTGCTGAATCAATCGCAACGAACGGCACGCGCATTGTAACGCCGGCGGTCGTTGCTTTTAGCTGCTGTACGCCGTCGGTTCTTAATCCGCAGACGCCATCGCTTATCGTTAGACCTGTATCACCATCGCTGTCTCTACCTTGAATGCTCCCGGTCGTGACTTGCGAGGGCGGCGAGTAACTGCCCCTGACCATCGTTTTGCTGTCCTCCGTTTATTAGCTATCCCACGGTGCCTGCGCTGCTGTCCTGTAGCTCCGTAGAATAATTTTTGCTGTACCACCGCCCGTTGCTCCACGCAAAGAAACATACGCAATATTCTTAACCGTTCCCTCCTGCAGAACACCGCCAACCTCAATTTCAAAGCCGTGACTTGCGCTGACGTTTACCCCAGGGTTCTCTTTAAAAACAAAATGCACAGGTGATGAGCTTGTCGACGTGCACTGGATCATGATACTTTGCACATCCTGACCTGGTTGACCAACGGTCAAATTAGGTCCAATGTCTGCGAGATTAACCTGCGTCCATTCCGTAGCCGAAAAAGTGACCGTCGTATGCGCCATTGCTGTAACTTGTAAGTCACGAATTATTTGCACTGTTTTACCTATCGTTTGCGTTATCTAAAACAGGTCTAAATCTCTTCTGGTCGGAATATGATTTCTCGGTAACAGTATTGCTTGATTTTGTAATAGATACAAGACTGTCTGGATTTGCCATAGCTTCGCCCGCATCAAGCTCGCCATCATCGTCCGCATCGAGCCAATGCAATCGAGCAATCTGCCGCTTGAGCTCCGCTTCCGCTGCCGCCCTCATCCTTTCTGGATCGACATTTGGCGCATAGCCGATTTCTGCTAAAGATGCTGCGACTAGCAAAGCGTGAGCACGTCGGAACTGTTCACCAAGAGCCATATCCGCAAACCGATCCGCAGGCAATGCGGCTTCAATATCACCAATAATGTCGTACCTGTCGATGTAAGGCTGCCACCCTTCCCGCGCTGCTGGCTTTGTAGCCTCTAGCTGCGGAACAAGCGTCACTAGCTCGTATGATGTAAGACCTGTATCAAATCTGTTTCGGACTACCCTTAGCCTGCCACGCTCACTCTTTGTTCTAACTAAAGTATTGTTTGCGCTCGGGTCATCATCAATCTGATACTGAATCGAGTAATATCCAGATCTATCTACCTTGGTTCCAAGCGCGGCGTCTGCAATGCTACAGCGCCACACATTGTGGTATATGGTGCCACTTGCACCTACTGGTATTCCTACGGGAAGAGGCTCCGCAAGAATTAGCTCATTGTTCGCATCGTCAAAATGACTAATACGAACAGCAAACTGCCCGAAGCCCGCAGCGTGCATATACCAGCCGCCCGTTCCCGTGCTACCGACTAATCCAGCAAACGCTGCGCTTGATAGCTCTCCAAGACTTACTCGATAGCGATCAGGCACACTTGAAAACGTCTGCTGTGCAGCCGAGCTCAGCGTCCTAGTAAGCGTAATTCCGTTTGCGTAAAATGTAACAGACACCGCACCGCTTGGATCTGGAAGAACAGAAGGCGACCATTCAAAGGTCGAGGCTTGCCCTAATTGCACTTGAAAAATCATCTACGTCGTGCCCCTTTCTTTTTTCGCTTTTTTGGTCTTGCTACTTCATTCGCTTGTCTTATGTCGGCAAGTGTACCACGTTGTAGGCGCAAGTCGGATAAAACTTTATCATCGTCAAGCACCGGCCTTACATCGTGTCTGCAATTATAGCCGCCGCCACTAATCCGAGGATGCGTTGCTGTTTGACCATTTCGAAGCTGGTTAAAGTCGCTTATCTTGAACGCTTTATTAACAAGCACATTACAAAAAGGTCTCGTAATTCTGTCATCGGGACCGATATATCCAATCAAAAACTTGTCGCCGTCTGGATCAATCGACTTGCGAACTGTTTCGTGCACAAACCTATCGGCTTCCGCTAACTGAGTTCGTGCTTCGGTCGTCGCCCGCGGAACGCTTGCAAGCTGCTCTTCGGCTATAACTTGAGCAACCTCCGCGATTGACATCTGACCAATATTCGCGACAATGCCTTGTCGTATTCGCACTGCCGCCGGCCGGTCGATAGTAGAACGCAACGCTTCATCCATTGTGTTTGTTATGTAAGAACCTATCAACGCTTCAGCCGCGACGGTATCAAGCGCACCTTTGGCAGCTATTCCTTGTGCTACAAGCGATTGTTCTGCAAGTCCCGCTAAATCACTCACGGCTCTTGTTAAAGCGTCCCTGGCAGCCAAACTACCGCTCTGAGCAATAAAGTCTTCGATGTCGTCAATATCTGAAGAAAGCACGACCGCTCGAACAGCGTCATCACCACTTACGCTTTGCAGAACTCTCTCGAAGTTTGTGCGACCGACAAGTCGCCCGTCGGAGCCGTCTGGTGGAAAGATGGATGATGGGTCTATTCCGAGTGAAGCAGCAATACGTCGCCCGATATTCTCAGCTAGTGCTTCTGCTAGATTTTCAAAATCTATTTCTGCTTGATCTTGTATTCTAGCCGAGGCATCAAGCGTACGCCGAAAGTTAGGCGGAGCCATATCACGCCTCTTCTGCTTCGATTGCCTTTAATGCGTTCTCAACAACGTCTGCTGGAGATGAGCTTAGAATTTCATCGGCCTCTGGAGTGCTTTTGATCTCAACTCCAACAATAGCCGAGGCTGCTTTCTTACGAATGGAAAAATGCAACCCAAGAGGCGGTGAAGGCTCGCCAACGGAGATAGGCTCTCCTTCGCCCGCACTCTCGGTTGCTGTGCTGCCGTCTTTTACAGGCTCAGGCTCCGAAACTTTCTTCCTTTTCTTTTTCTCATCCGATACGAGCGCAAGTGCATCCGGGCGCCCGTCACGTTTAAGAGCCGAAAGAATTTTCTTTGCCTTGTCGTCATCAAGCCAAGCAATCTCGCCATCTCTAACAAATGTGCCGCGACTGTCATGCACAAAGCGCACGCCACACAGCCTGTATTGCTTTAACTTTTTTGACATAGCCCTATCCTACTATCCGAGGTTATGTACGATTGTACCCTTATCAGTGTCAAGCGCAACACTTTCACAGAAATACTCTGCGATTGCCTCGAAATTTTGCGGCATAACGCCTGGCTCAGGTCCCATCTGCACGTCCATCTTCCCGATGAGCTTGCAGAATGCGCCAGCTCCATTAATGACTCGTGGAGTCTGACCGCTGCGAACGCTCATCTGCAATTCGCCAGCAGATCCAATCCAAAGTCTATCGGTTGGGAAAATGTAGGATTTGCTAGATGCTTGTCCGTGATTAGCGCTGTCTTGAATAGCGCCACTGATCACAACTTCGTCAAGCTGCAAGTATTCCTTAAGAACATTTTCAACGTGCGATAGAGGTGCCGCTGAAAGACCGTTAACCATCGCAACGCCCTTGGTGGCATCACCTACAACGGATCGACCAAGAATTGAAGCCTCACGAGATAGCTTTTCAGCTACCCGTCGACCCATGTAGATTGCGTTGATCGGAGCCGTAGACCGAAGTCGTGCATCTTGAATAAGGCTGCTCATTACTTCCATGAAGTCGGAAGAGGAGTCAAGATCTGTACCGCCCGACGCCTGCCAGTTAATCTCGGTCCAGCCTGCTGGATCACGATCTGGTGCAGCGTCAGCAGCAAGAGCCGTAAAGAATGCGGAGCAGTATCGCTCAAGCTTGACGTGCACAGCCATCATTGCGCGCTGAACCATCATTAGCTCTTCATCTTCGGACGACAGAAAGCCGTTCTCAAGGAAAGGCAGAGGGATAGTCGTGCGACCATCAAACTGCTTCAAGGCAAACTCTACTTCGCTGAAAGCAAATCGCTCAACGGTATCACGTGGAGCATTGATAGGCTTTGCGACAGATCCCTCAGCAGCAGCGCCGAGCAAATCTCTCTTGTTGCGAACGAGCAACTTGCCGTGAAGAAAGCCGGGGTTACCCGTAAGGTCGATTGCACGACCACGAGCAACGCCGCCTTCGGCAAGCCCAGGGATGCCAAAGATTTTTGGATATGCTAGCTGCATTCCAGCCAAGTCTGGGCTTGGATCAATTAAAGCATCCCGCAGAATGCTTTTAGGGTTCAAACTTTGATAATTAAGAGACATGTTTCAAATCCTTTTCTTCGCAAACTATGCGTCGTCAACAACCTTACCAGCAGCCTGGATCAGCTGAACCGTAATGAAATCACCTGCAGCAGCCGTTTCACCGGGCTTCGGTAACCACATTGCCCAAATAGGGTTCGTGTTACCGGCCTTCTTAGCCTTACCTGCATCACCACCCGAGCCGCACGTCAAACGACAGTCAACAGCTCCGTTTGCTGCGTCAAGCGCCTCGCCTGCAATAACACGCGCATACTGATCAAGAGCATACAAACGGATGCCGTCGCCATCGGCGTCGGCCTTTTCAGCAGCAACGCCTGCACAGTGAACAGCCGCACCGTCACCAACCTCTACCTTGGTTCCAGCTGCGTTATACTTTACAAACAATCCCTCGGCGATAGCGCCGCCAGCGGTCGCGCTTGCTTTTGGGTCTTCCAATGGAACATAAACTGCCATCTTTTAGTTCTCCTCTTTAGTCGCTGCGACAAGATCTGGTCGCTCAATTTTTGCCATTCTATGCGCTTCAATAAGGCTGGTGACCTTACCGTCAGCGATTAGTTCACGAGCCAAACGCGACAATTCAACACCCGCCTGCTCTTTTCCAATATTGGTCTTCGTGTCTACGCCAGCGGCATCGCTTCCAGCAGCATCACCAACACGCACCACATTCTCACCAGGAATTGCGTTGATAATTCCTACCGCAACCTCTGGTGCAGTTCGGCTTAACTCCGCAAGCTCACCCTCAACAACAAAGTCAGCAGGAACCGCGCCACGCTTCTTGGCTTCCGTTAGCGCAGTTTCAACGGCTTCCATCTTATCGGGCTCACCTCTTGCGATAATCGTCTGTCGTGCGAGCTCGGCTGTTTTTTCGTCATTGCTTAGTAAAGAAATTTTGAAAAATTCTCGTTCAACTTCACTTACATTATGCGAGTTAAGAAACTCCTCAACCTCTGCATCTTTGTCCGCAGCAAGCCGATTCAATTCTTCGGTTCGGTACTTGTTTAATTCCTCGTTAACCCGTGCAAGCTCAACCGTAAGGGTCTCGAATTTCCGCGCAAGCTCAACGACTGGCGCATCATCTTCGAGCCCTGCCGCCGTAAAGATGGCGTTGGCTTCCTCGGAGCCGCGAGCGAGTAAAACATCAACCGCTTCTTCGGTGGTTTTCTCAGTCATTTCGACCCTTTCTGTTGTGGCGGTTGGCTCCGCCGGTTGTTGTATTTTGGACTCAGACTGTTCGTTGTCCAATTCGTTTTTTGTCCTTGATAGTGCGACAGGCTCCATACGGTCCTGACGCGGCAAAGTTGTAAGGCTGATCACGTCCATATAGGACTCGCCAAGCCTTTCTCCCGTGCTTGGATGATACGCAGGCTTCATTATTACTCTTGGAGATACACGAACCGCAGTACGCCCATCCTCGGTCATCGAGTCAAGCAGCAGTCTTTTACCAAGCTTTGTCCACTGCTTTCGTGCGTATATGCCACGACGGTATTCATCATAATAAACCGCCATAATCATCCCGTAAGGGCGACGGTCCGCGCCCTCTTGTGCACGCTGCCCGCCCTCGATTCCATGCTCAAAGCTAATCGGCACCGCGTGCCCTGCTTGAATCATTCGATCCGTTGTTCTAGCAATTTCCCGAGCAGAATCCTCGGTCATATTCATAATCATCTCGCCAGAATCGAGGTCGTACAATGTACCCAGACGGAGCACATGTAAGTCTTTGTTTTCCTCGCCCTCAACATCTTCTCTTCGGATCATTGGCGCAATCGTTGAATCCCTATCTCGGTACTCTCCAAGCGGGTCGCCCTCTTTTGGCTCAAATCCCATCTCTTCATCCTTGTACCCGTAGCCGAGCTCGGCTTCTGCTTCGTGCTCTGATTGACTCATTTCTTTCCGTTCCTCTTTAAGTTCAGCAGCCTTTTTCTTTATCCAAGACCGACCTCGGTCGTTCGCGTCACTTCCCCAAAGCAGCCAGGCAACATAGCCCGGCGTTTCAGCGTTCTTTAGGTTCCACCTTCTGCCGTCCTTTAGCTTTCGATCCGACTCGTGCCTTTCGAACCACGCGGCAGCCTTAATAATCTTCTCCTCTGACCACTCTCCTGACTCTGCACCGATAGTTGCCATTCGCACCGTAGTCGATACAAGCCCGCCTCCGCTTCGCCCGTCCTCGTGAAGTTTAAGACCCTTGCGCAGCGCATCACGAATATAACCCGGCAACCTTATCATTCTGCCCAGTTCTCTTGATGACTCCTTCTTCTTCTTTGAAGACCGAGGGTGCGCCTCTGGTAATAGGTCATTATCAGTTACATATCCCTTGCGTTTCGGCTTCCCTTTTTTAAGAAGATGAAGGAATGCGTTAACTCGCGCAAAGCCCCACTGCCCTCGTGTCATGCCCGGCCGGTGACTCTTACTAAATGCGCCCGCACCTCTTCGATAGACCGCCTTCAAGGCGCCAAGCGTAGTTCGTTTTGATGCTCGATCACCAACTTCATCATTATGTTCTTTTAGTTTGTTTTTAAGCGTCTTTTCGGTTGCTGCGCTTACCTGGATGCCGCCACGCGGACCTTTTGCGCTTCCCGCCTTATTCTTTTTGCTGCCCTTAATTCTTTCGCTTGGCTTTGCCGGTGTGCTTGCTGCACTTTTTGCCATTTCCTTAACCTCTTCGCCGTTGCGCTCGCCTTCGGTCGTAGCTGGTACAACAAAAGCATCCGTCAGCTCGTGCTCGTTTAACCAGTCGACAAACTTTTGTAGGCTCCAAAGCTCTGCGTCTGCGCGAACACTTTGAATTTCAGAAGACCCGTCTTCCTTAATTCCGTACACAAAATCAATTCCATCTGGGGTAAAGTTTTCGTGAACCCTACGAAAGTCCGAAAACTCTTCTGGCTGAATCTGTCTTGCTGTATGCTCTGTCTTGTACGGCATTACTCTTCGCCTTCTTCGTTTTCTTCGAGGTCGTCTTCATCAACAAGTCGGTTTACAAACTTATTAGGCTGAGATTTTGATGATCCAGGCTCAGCGGCTTCACGCTGACCTTGAGCCGTCTTTAAACGACCGCCCGCCTGAGCAGCAATTCGGTCTACCTGTGAAGGGCTTTCCTCGCTTGGCTCTGGAAGGTCCGAAGCTGCGCGTACCGCCCTTTCATCATCAGGGCTTATACTAATTATGCCTTGGCTTACGAACTGCGCGAATGCCTGTGCATTTGTTTGCCACCAAGGTGTCGTTATGGCGCCACGCTCAAAGCTCAGAATCGGATATTCGGACCTTTCTAGCTTAGAGAAGTTGGCTTTGAGAAACCGTGAGACCGTCTGCCTGTTAATTGCGTTACAGATCCACTGCATTGAATCAATGGTTGCGTCTTGAATTATCTGGCTTTGAACATCGACCATAGAACGACTACCGCCGTCGCCTCTTCTGCCTTGCGTAACCCAAGCAATATAAAGCCTTTCAGCCATTACTCTCTGGTGATGCCCTGCACTCTCTAATAGCGGGGCCGGATTATATGAATGCTGATTAGCTCTCGGTACAAACTCCCACCAATCGGGATGAAGCAGGTGACCGTTTTCATCGCTATGTAGATTTGCTAGCTTGCCAGCCATATCGTTTAGCTCTTCAACAAAATCCTGTCGCGTTGGAGGTGCTCCGTTTAGCCCGTTTGCGTACTGAACGAACCTATCAAGTAGCAGCTTGCCTTGCTGTGGGGGGTCCGCATATTTGTTTGCGGCTAGGTCTTCGAGGCGATACCTCAACTGTTCCGAGCGCCAGTGCGGATAAACGGAACGAAACACACTTTGCCCGTCATACCACCCGATGTCGCCTCGATTTACAAGCCAGAGCGTTTCACGCAACGGCAAAACACGGCTCTTTACACTACCGCTTGCGTAAC